CGTTCGTTTTTATAAAATTGTTCTTTTTATCCCATGTATGAAATGTAAATGAAGAAATAATAACAATCAAAGCACCCCACCAGGGTGCTTTTCTAATGCAGTAAATTAGCTGGAACTGAGAGGTGGTGATGTGGCAGGCTATGAAAACATAAAAGATAAAGGGTTTGACCATCGAAGTACGGGGGAACTACGGGAAATTCAATCTAGGGGTGGTAAAAAATCCGGTGAAGCCAGACGCCGGAAGGCAAACTTCCGGAAGACACTGAACATGCTCCTCACCGCAGAAATAAATAGTGGTGAATATGCCCCCATCCTGGAGGCGCTTGGCGTAGAGAGTACTCTGGAAGCGGCTATGTTAATGTCAATGATAAAAGAAGCGCTTGAAGGGAATGTCAAGGCTGCTTATTTTGTAGCCCAGTATGCAGGGCAGTCAGATAAGCCAGATGAAGATATCAGGAACCGAGAGGCTGATACAGAGTTAAAGGCTGCAAGGAAACAGGCGGTAACCGGCGAAAACGAGACAGAAGAAGCTTTGGAGAAGCTGGACAGTATTTTGAAGGAGATGAAGGAAAATGCAGTTAAGCAGGAAGCAGAATGAGTATATTGTCCAGGCAGCTCAACGGTGGAATATTAAGTCTGGAGCAGTGCGTTCCGGAAAATCCTTTGTCGATACGGCTTTTGTAATTCCTTTCCGCACCCGGGAGAGAGCTGGGAAGCCTGGTTTGAATGTTATACTTGGTGTGTCCAAGGAATCTATTGAACGTAATGTGCTTCAGCCGATGCGTGAAATCTATACGGATAAACTGGTTGGAACAATTAATAACCGAAATGTGGCCAGGATCTTTGGTGAAGATACATATTGTCTCGGGGCTGAGAAGATCAGCCAGGTTGCAAAGATTCAGGGTTCATCCATTAAGTACTGTTATGGTGATGAGATCGCAAAATGGAATAAAGAGGTATTCCAGATGCTAAAATCCAGGTTGGATAAGCCGTATAGCTGTTTTGATGGTTCCTGCAATCCAGAGCATCCGACACACTGGCTGAAAGAGTTCTTGGATAATCCGGAGCTGGATATTTACCTGCAGCAGTATACTATTTTTGATAATCCGTATCTGTCGGAAGACTTTGTGGAGCAGCTCTGCAAGGAGTATGCAGGCACGATTTATTATGACCGCTTGATACTTGGCCTTTGGAAACGGGCAGAGGGCGCGATATACAAAAGATTTGCAGATACTCCGGAGCTGTTTCAGTGTGAAGTTGTCCATCGTTACTCTAAAAATGCGGAAAAGAAACAGTTCCGGAAAGAAGATATCGTGTCCATAGAGGTTGGAATTGACTTTGGCGGCAGTCAGTCGGGCCATGCTTTTGTTGCAAGGGGGTACACAGATAATTACCGGGATGTGATTGTTCTGAAATCAAGACGTATCTTAGCAAAAGATAATGAGGATATAGACAGCAATAAACTGGATAAGCTGCTCTGTGATTTTATTGGGGAGGTTATAGATAAATATGCTAATTGTCAGAAACATGATGGGCGGATTGAATACTGCAATGTAGAATCCGTATTTTGGGATAATGCAGAGACGGTATTAGGTAATTCCATTAGGAATGCCGTAGAGAAGAGGTTTCCATGGATTTCGGTAAAACCGGCAAAGAAAAAGACTATAAATGACCGTATTAGATGTACTGTCCGGCTCATGGGAGCAGGGCGGTTTTTTATTACAGAGGATTGCGAGTCTTTACAAATAGCTTTAACCGAAGCAGTATGGGATCGGGAAGTAACAGATAAGGATGAACGTTTAGATGATGGAAGTACAGACGTTGACAGCCTGGATGCGTTTGAATATACGATTGAGCGTGACATGAAGTATCTGATACAAGAGGTGGAAGATGGTTAAGGGACTTAACAGGATATGGAAAGGAATTAAGCGGATGTTTGGTTATTCAACTATAAAATCGATAGTCGGTAAAAACACGGCTTTATCAGAGGAAATGGTGGAAGCTATAAATGAATGGCAGGCAATGATGGAAGGGGCGGCGAAATGGATTGTAAATCCGGTCAGGTCACTCCGGATCGAGCAGGGAATCTGCAGGGAATTTGCGGATGCGGTACTGGTAGAAATGGAAACGAGTATCAGTAATGAGCGCCTTAATAGAATATACCAGAAGAGCATTATTGAATTGAATGAGAACCTGCAGGAAGGGCTTGGTCTTGGCTCACTGGTTGTAAAACCGCTGGGTGCGGATGGTGCAGAATTTGTTACCCCGGATAAATTTATCCCGATTTTATTTGGTGATGATGGGAAGCCGGTTGATATTGGCTTTTTGTCTATAAAGCGGATAGGGGAGCATGATTATTATACCAGGGTTGAGCGTCATTACTTTGTGAACGGCAACCTGACGATTGAAAATAAATGTTATCACTCTCATTCCCGTGAATATATCGGGAGCCCCTGCGAACTGTATGAGGTTGAAGAGTGGGCTGAGATTAATCCGGGCCCGGTAACGTTCCCAGGCATGACGCGGATGGACTTCGGGTATTACAGGAATCCCATCAAAAATAAAGTAGATGATTCAAAATGCGGTGTCTCTGTCTTTGAGTCAGCAAAAGAATTGATCGAGAAAGCCGATATCCAGGCGGCAAGGCTTGACTGGGAATTTGAGTCCGGGGAGCGTGCGGTACATGTGGATGAGAGGGCTCTTAATAGTCAGAAAAAAAATGGTAAGTCCGGAATGCCTAAGCTGAATAAAAGATTATACAGAGGACTGAATATTGAAGACGGAAAAGATAAGGAGCTGTTAAAAGAGTATTCTCCTGATATGCGGGATGAGTCTTTTAACCGCGGCCTGGAGAGGTATTACCGCGATATTGAGTTCAATGTGGGACTTGCTTATGGAGACCTGTCGGATGTTCAGTATGTTGACAAAACGGCTACTGAGGTTAAGGTTTCAAAGACCAGAAAGTATAACCGTGTTACGATGATCCAGAATAAGCTGCAGGATTGCATGGAAGACTTTGCTGCAGGACTCGCTTTTTACAATGGATTGTATACTTCAGGATATGAATTTAACTGTAATTTCCACGATTCTATTTTGACGGATGAGGAAACGCAGCGCAGACAGGATATGGAGGATGTAGCAGCAGGTATCATGCAGCCTTGGGAATACCGGGTGAAATGGTATGGCGAAGATGAAGACACAGCTAAGATGATGGTCGGTTCTCCGGCAGAGGTGGTTGAATAGTGACGCAGGGACAATTGGAAAGGATTTCTTTACCGTTTGAGCAGGTTATGTCGGAAATGGAAATGCGCATTATGTCAGATATTATCCGGGCGATCAGGATCAACGGCTTTTCAACATCCACAGCCGATGCGCAAATGGAACGTCTGATACAGCTTGGAAAATCCAGGGAATCTATAAAGAAGTGGGTGAAAGAAGCTCTGGATGCTGCAGATGCAGAGATGGAAAAAATCTTTTCTGATACTGTGTATGAGCAGTACTATGGATATAAGAGGGCTTATGAGATAAATGGTATATCACAGGCCCCCTTCGGGCAGAACCAGGAGCTTCAGGATTTGATCTCTGCTGTGAAAGAACAGACCGGGGATACATTCCGCAATATGACAAATTCAATGGGATTTGCATTAAGGAATCCTTCTACTGGGAGAGTTTACCACACGCCTTTGATGGAATTTTACCAGGATGCATTGTCCGGGGCGGTTATGGATATTACAAGCGGTGCATCCAGTTATGACAAGGCATTAGGAAAAGTAATCAATGCAATGACTAATAGCGGTTTGAGGTGGATTGATTATGATTCTGGAGTGCATTCCAGGGTAAATGTGGCAGCAAGGAGGGCTGTCATGACCGGCTTCCGTCAGATACAGGGAAAGATAAATGAGCAGGCGGCCAGAGAACTTGGCACGGATAGCTTTGAGGTGTCTTATCATATCGGTGCAAGGCCTTCGCATCAGGAATGGCAGGGTAAGGTATATACATATAACCAGCTGGAAGAAATATGCGGACTTGGGACGGTTACCGGATTGCATGGGGCTAATTGCTATCATGATTATAATGCGTTTATTCCAGGAGTTTCAGTTAGAACATACACGGATGAACAGCTTGAGCAGATGATGGATGAAGAGAACAGCCCAAAGGCATACAATGGAAAGGAATATACGATGTATGAGGCTCTTCAGGAGCAGCGCAGGCTAGAAACAGTCATGAGGAAAACCAGGCAGGATATTAAGCTGCTGCAGGAAGGAGAAGCGGGAAGGGATACGGTTACGGTAAAGAAATGCAGGTACCAGGTGCAGATGCAGCAGTACAAGTCCTTTTCTAAGGCTATGGGATTGCCGGAACAGATGCAGAGGGTGTATCAAGATGGATTAGGACGTATGCCTGTGGCATCTGAGAAAAAGAAATTGCCGCGGATGAAGATTTCTATTCCGGAGGATGTGTATGGAAAATCTAAAATGACGAAGAAAGTAAAAAATAAAATAGAAGGCGCCATTAGGAAATTAGAGAAAGAGTATATAATATATCTGGACAGAATAGAGGGCGAATATATTAACAGCGGAGTTGTATTTCTGGCTGGTGGGTATATTGATGAAGAAGGGGTGCTAAGACATAGTCTGGTTATAAATTACAAAAAGGATTTCACGAAACTTGAAAAGAGAATGCAGAGGCTGTATAATGAAGGAAAGCTTGCAGGAAAAAGTTTTGAGGATTATGTTGCTCATGAAATGGCACATATAATACCTTTTCAAAACTGTGTTACAGCAGAAGATTATGAAAAAACCCGCAGTGAGTTAAAGAAGCAGTTTGTTTATGGAGTATCAGAATATGCAGACAGGAGCAGGGACGGAGCAGAGAGTCTTGCAGAGGCATTTGTTAAATATAGAAATGGAGAGAAGATACCAGATGAATCAAGAAAACTCATTGAAAAGTATATTTTCCCTTGGAGGAGGTAGTTTATCGTTGCCAAAATGTATGTTTTGTAATCACTTTATTGATAGTGATAATGCAGATGCATTGCTTGCATGCAAAGCGTTTCCAGATGGGATTCCAGATGATGTATTATGGGAAGAAGATGAAGAAAAAGAGTGTAATAACGGAATTAAGTATGAGGAATAAATACCACCCATTCTTTTAGAGTGAGTGGTATTTTTGTACCCATTTTTAAGGAGGTGAACAAAATATTTCCCTTTGAGACGCAGGGCAAGCGTCTTTTTGTCAGCAGATTAGACGTAAAACAGTCTGGGCTTACTTGAAATCAGAGGGGCGACCTCGTAAAAAGCGTAGATGAAAGGAAGGTATGTAACTATGAAACGAGAAGATCTTGAAGGTTTAGGAATTGAAAAAGATGCCGTTGATAAGATCATGGCCTGGAATGGCCAGGATATCGAAGCAGAGAAAGCAAAGACGGCAACAGCACAGGGAGAACGGGATAATTACAAGTCCCAGCTTGAGACGGCCACGACTGAACTGGATAAGTTTAAGGATGTGAAGCCGGAAGAACTGCAGGCCACGATCAAGAAGCTGCAGGATGATCTGAAAGCGAAGGATGAAGAGTATGCGGCAAAGGAAACAGACCGGATATTTACAGATACTTTGAAGGAGGCAATTAAGGCTGCTGGCGGCCGCAATGAGAAAGCGGTCATGGCATTATTAGATGTGGATACCCTGAAGGAATCGAAAGACCAGACCGAAGATATTAAGAAAGCATTGGAGACCGCAAAGGAATCGGATGCTTATTTATTTGGTGCAGATGAACCGATTAAAAACCCGATAGGGCCTACTGGGGGCGGAGCAGGCGGATCAGATTCCATGATGGCCGCCATGCGTGCCGCTGCCGGACTGCCGCCTGTAGAAGATAAGAAGTAGAAAAGGAGAGATAAGACATGCCAAACAATAACACAATTGCATTAGCAAAAAATTACACGAGTATTTTAGATGAGGTTTATAAAAACGCATCTGTAACCGCAGACCTGACTTCGGATGCGGCCATGATGAGGGCGGGGGCGAATGCAAACGAGATTATTTATCCGCAGCTTACTGTTGGCGGACTTGGAGATTATGACCGCAACTTTGGTTATACATCTTCTGCTGTAGATCTGAAATGGAAAACCGCTACATTTAATTATGACAGGGGCGCGAAGATTGAAGTTGATGTGATGGATAATGAAGAGTCCAGAAATATTGCATTCACGAGAGCAGGCGCCGAGCTTCAGCGTACGAGGGTAGCGCCTGAAGCGGATGCTTTTACTTTTGCCACGATCTGCGGATTTGAGGAGATTACTAAGAAGGCGGAGCTTCTGGCTGATGCGGCAGCATTCCTTGCAGCGCTGATCGAGGCTAAGAACAAGATGGATGAGGACGAAGTGCCGGAAGAGGGAAGGCTGCTTTACGCGACTCCGACACTGATGAATGGCGTTATGGCTCTGGATACAACGAAATCAAGGGAAATCCTGAATGCATTCAGCGTAAAGAAAAGGGTTCCGCAGACCCGGTTCTATACGGCAATAGATATGCTTGACGGGAAGAGCGAAGGAGAGGAAGCGGGTCATTTTAAAAAGGCTGAAAGTGCGAAGGATATTAACTTCATGATTATTCATAAGCCTGCAATCATTAAGTTTGACAAGCATATTGCTTCTGATATCATTCCGGCGTCGCTTAACCCGGATGCAGACGGCGATATCCTGAAATACAGGAAATACGGCCTTGTAGATTATTACAGGAATAAGGCGGCGGGCTTTTATGTATCACATAAAGAATAGGAGGTGCATTATGAGGACTGTAGGTTTGGTGTTTAATGAGAAGAGGAAGAAAAAGCCGGGAAAGAAGGAGGTTATGGAAATCTTGAATGAGAGAGGGATTGAGTACGATGAAAATGCAAAACTGGATGAGCTGATCCAGCTGCTTCATAAGGAGTAGATGTATATGAAATCGTATGCAGACATTGAATTTTACAAGGATTCTTATCTCTTAGGCAGGGCTCCAAAGATACCGGATGCAGAATTTCCTTATTGGGTGATGTGTGCATCCGGAGAAATCCGGCAAAGGACCTTTGGAAGGGCAGATGCTCTGGAGGATATTCCGGAGGAGGTTCGGATGTGCTGCTGCGAGGTTGCGGAAAAGCTGTACCTTATGGAATCGGCAAAGGACGAGAACGGGATGGTGCTGCAGAGCTTCAGTAACGATGGTGAAAGTGGGACCTATAAAACCGACGATATGTCTGAGACGGGCATCCGGCGCGGAGTATCAAGGATCGTCCGAAGATGGCTTGTCAATACCGGGTTTATGTATTGTGGGGTGTATGAATGAATCCAAATTATAACCAGACAATCACTATATATAACTGCTTTCGGGCAAAGGACAATCCAGCCAGCACGAAGGATATCTGGCAGAGAATGGTGCTGCATAACTGTTTTTACAAGAATGCTGTTGGGCGTTCAGAGTATGCGGATCGCGACCCTAAGATGGCGAGTACTTATACAGTAAGGATACCGGAAGATGCAAGATATAAGCCGTATAACGAGTGGCGCAAGCTTCCAGAGGCGGAGCGCAGGGAGTATTTTACCTGCAGCCTGAAAGATATCGTGGTTAAAGGGGAATGCCCGGATGGGATATCAGGCATATCTCCTGACACAGCTTCGGAAGTACTGTCCAGATATAAGCCGGAGTCCTTTGTTGTTACGGCTTTTTCGGATAATACTTCCCACCAGTGCGCGAAGCATTACAGGATAGGCGGATAAGATGGGTATTGAAATGAAATGGAACAAGCCGGTTGCGCAGATCATATCGGAGGCCACCGGAGGAAGCAGGACGCAGTTGTTTATGGCGAATGAAGCGAAGCGGCTCATGGATCCATATGTACCTGCATTGAATTTGGTGCTTGCGCAGAATGTGCGTACGTATGTGGAAGACGGCCATGGAGTAGTACATTATTTGTCACCATATGCGCGTTACCAGCATGAGGGATATCTGATGGTATCAAGGATCACCGGAAGTCCCTGGGCGAAACAGGGGGAGAGCAAGGTGCAGACCGGCAGAAGGCTTGTGCAGAATAAGTCCAGGCATCCTATGGCTACTTCGGAATGGGAGAAGGCCATGAAGGCGGCGAGAATGGATGACCTGACCGCGGCAGTCCAGAGATATGTGAAAGGCGGTGGAAGATGATTGAACAGGGTTATATGAAATCGTCCATGGAGGAAAAGCTGACGAAGCATGCTGTTATGAAGGCTTATGTGGAGGAAAAGGTGGCAGAGCTGGCACGCGGCATGCTTTCCTTCAATTTTGCGGACGATTCCCCGGACGGAATTTCTTTCCTGACTAATTATTCAGGGAAGGTTGTGAAGAAATATCTGCGGGCGGCAGACAAAGAGTATGGATTTTCCATATTGATCAATTGGCATTATTCAACAGAGACGGATGACCTTAACCTGCAGGCGATGAATTTCGCACAGGAATTTATGGATTGGATTGATCTGCAGAACAAGAATAAGAACTTTCCAGATTTTGGGGATAAGTGCCAGGTGAAGAAAATTGAAAGTTTACAGAACATGCCGAACCTTGCGTCTGTGGATTGGGAGAATATGAAAGCTCAGTACCTGATCCAGTGCAGGGTTCTTTATTTTGAGAAGGAGTGAAACGATTATGAAATTAAAAGAATTGATGAAAGACCGCAAACCGGATCCGGCTTATGAAGGATGGGTAACAAATGATGATTATGTACTGGCGATCGATCTGAAGCCGGGTGAGAAGCCTGAGACGGATATAAGCGAGTATGCAGTGGTTGAGATGGGTATTTCCGGCCTGGATTCCCAGATGAATCCGGTGACGCAGGATAAGCAGTATATCCGTTCCGGCCAGAATACTATGAAGACAGGTACGCAGCGTTCTTTTACGCTTAGCGGCGACCGGTATGTGGGTGATGAGGCGCAGGACTATTGCCTGTCCCATAAGATGAAATATGGCACGGGTAACGGCGTGGTTACGAATTATGTGTATTTCAATATCCTTAACGGAAAAGGGGAGAAAGGGCAGGTATCCATTATTGTTAATTCCGACGGTTCCGGAAATGCAGGCGAGTCTTCTGCGGTTGATATTGAGTTTAAGAAGATTGGCTCTAACCCGACAGAGTATACATATTCCGGTGTGGAAGACGGAAACGGAGGAAATGAAAACGGAGAAAGTGAGACTGTGGGAGCCGGGGAACCGTGAACTGTTGAAATGCAGGCTGTAAAGGAGAGTGGAGAAAATGAAGATGGTAAGAGTGAGGATTCTGGATGCAGAGCTGGAAGCGACCCTGCTGAACCCGGAGACTGCGAAGAGATATAATGACGGAGTTGCTGCCATAGCAAAGAAAGCAGATGAGGCTAAGTTCTGCGGCTCCTATTGTGAGGCGATTAAAATACAGTGTAATGCTGTGATTGATTTCATCGATGATATTTTTGGCAGGGGAAGTGCAAAGGAGGCTGTCGGTGAAGAGACTGACCTGCTTACATGCCTGGAGGCGTACAGGGATATCGTAAATGCTTATGAGGCGCAGGTGATCCCATATCTGCATAAGTTTCAGGCAGAGCTTGGCATGAAGGCGAGTGAGGCTGAATGAAGGTGAATTTTATCATCCATGGGCTTCCTGAAAGCGTTATGATAGACGGAGGGAAGTATCCGGTCAACTGGGATTTCCGTGTCGGGATGCAGTTTGAAGATATCATGAACAGCGATATGCCGGATAGCGATAAGCTGTACCGGCTGCTTCGTCTGTATTATCCGCAGATTCCGTCAAATCTGTGCGAGGCTGTGGAGCAGATGCTGTGGTTTTACCGCTGCGGCGAGAAGGAGCAGAAGGAAGAGAAAAAGGAAAGGTATCAGCGCCGGAACTCGAAAGAGCCGGCGTATTCTTTTTCCCAGGATTCCGCGTATATTTACGCGGCTTTCAAAGAACAGTACGGGATAGATTTGACAACTATAGAAAATCTGCACTGGTGGAAATTCATGGCGCTGTTTGAATCGCTTGGCGAGGATACCAAGATGAGCAGGATCATGTATTACCGTAAGGCTAGTACATCTGGAATGTCTAAAGATAAAAGGGCATTTATCAATGAAATGAAGAAGCTGTACCGGCTGAATTCAAACGGAACGCAAATGACGCTGAAGCAGAGGAATCAGCGGTGGAAGGATTATGTGAAAGAACGTTATGAGAAGAAGGTGATGTAATGGCAAGTGATGGAACGATAAAGATAGATACAGAGCTTGACAGTACAAAGGCTAAATCGGCGTTGTCAGAGTTTTCTTCCCTGGGAAAGACTGCCTTAAATGGCGTCAAGATAGCTATTGGCGCGGTTACGACTGCTATGACTGCAATGGCGGCATATTCTGTCAAAGCCGGTTCTGATTTTGAAGCAGGGATGTCGAAGGTATCAGCGATATCCGGCGCCACAGGTTCAGAGCTGGATGCGCTGTCAGACAAAGCGAAGGAAATGGGTTCAAAGACCAAGTTCAGCGCCACGGAAGCGGCTAGTGCGTTCGAGTATATGGCTATGGCCGGATGGAAGACAGAGGATATGCTGAACGGTATCGAGGGGGTTATGAATCTGGCCGCAGCCAGCGGAGAAGACCTTGCAGTGACGTCGGATATCGTGACGGATGCCTTGACTGCGTTTGGGATGCAGGCGAGCGATTCAGCGCACTTTGCCGATGTATTGGCGGCAGCTTCTTCCAATGCAAATACGAATGTCGGCATGATGGGGGAGACATTTAAATATGTGGCTCCTGTGGCTGGGGCGCTTGGATTTTCGGTAGAGGATACGGCGGTTGCAATCGGCCTTATGGCAAACAGCGGAATAAAGGCTTCCCAGGCCGGTACCGCGCTGCGTTCGATATTTACGAGGCTTGTGAAACCGACAGACCAGATACAGGCTGTTATGGATAAGCTTGGTTTTTCGCTTACAGATGCCGAGGGGAATACAAAGGGCCTGGATACAGTTATGAAAGAGCTTCGGTCTAGCTTTGATGGGTTGACTGAAGCGGAGAAAGCCCAGTATGCGGCCACGCTTGCCGGGCAGGAAGGTATGTCGGGATTTCTTGCAATTGTGAATGCCAGCGATGCGGACTTTCATAATTTGACTTCCGCAATTGGAAACGCGGATGGGGCGGCCGAAAGAATGGCTGAAACCATGAATGACAATCTAAAGGGGAGTATAACAATCGCCGGGTCTGCGTTGGAAGGTTTTGGAATTAAAGTGTATGAGAGGATGGAGGCGCCGTTAAGGGAAGCTGTTGACACGGGGACGGATTGTATCAATAGGTTAGCGTCTGCGTTTGATTCGGGAGGCCTGAACGGCGTGGTAGAAGAGGCCGGTGAAATTTTTAATGATCTGGCGGATGATATCGCCGGGTCAAGCGAGGCGGCAGAGGGGATTGTGACGCCGCTTAAAAATATAGCGAATGCAGGCGCGAAGCTTGGGAAATCTGCGCTTCCAGTTATAGCAGATGGGTTAGAGTTTGCGGCAGAGAATTTCGGTGTTTTACTTCCGCTTGTGACAGGGGCAACGGTAGGATTTAAGGCATTTAATGTTATAGGAAAGATAACAGCGGCCACCACAAAAGCAAACGCTGCGGCCGTTGCTGTCTTGAATAATATGGAGAAGAAAAATGCTCTTCAGCTAGTGGCTGTAAACGGAGGGCTGACCGTGAGACAGACGCTTCTTGCTGTTTATAATGGTCAGATAACATTGACAACAGCACTGACAGGATTGTGGACGAAAGCACAGACAGCACTTAATACGGCAATCAGCGCGAATCCGATTGGGGTGGCAGTTGCCGTGATGGCTACGTTTATTGCCGTCGCTAAAGCAATGTCAGCAACTGTTGCGAAGCAGACAGAAGCAGAGCGTGAGCATTCAAAAGCATTAAGGGAATCCAAAAAAGCAGCAGAGGAAAATCTGGAAAAGGCCAAGGAAAGGAAACGGTCTTACGAAGAATTAGTACAGTCACAGAATGAGCAGGCCGCGGCAGAGATTATTCAGTTGAACAATTTACAAAAGCTGAACAGCGAACTGCAGGCTATTGTTGATGAGAATGGCAAGGTAAAGTCAGGAGAGGAAGAGCGGGCAGCGTTTATTACTTCCCAGTTATCTAATGCTCTTGGTATTGAGATTTCAATGACGGATAATCAGATTGCTAATTATCAGGAGCTTCAGGAACAAATACAGAACCTGATACAGCAAAAAAGGATTGATGCTGTGTTAACTGCCCAGCAGGCCAAATACGAGGAAGCTGTTGCGAATCAGATGAAAGCTGCAGCGGAGGCATCGGCGAATTATACGGCCATGAAAAAGGCAGAAATAGCAGTGGAAGCAGAACAGGCGGAGTTAGAGTCTCTGACAGCAGAGAAAAGACAGGCTGTCATTGATGGAAATATGGCCCTTGTAAAAACGCTTGATGATAAAATTAAAAAGCAGGAAGAGGATGTGGAATCTGCAAGTGAAGCACTTTCCAAATCCAAAGAGGCATATCAGGAAAATACAGAACTTCTGGCACAGTATGCGAATGACATTGAAAAGTATACAGCTTTAGCAGAGGCGGCTGCAACCGGAAATGCAGAGGCTATTGAAGCGGCCATCACTCAGATCACGGCCGGGATTAAGACGGCCAGCAATGCGACGAGGGAAGAATTACAGAAGCAGGTTGTGGATGTGGCAAATACTGAGAATCTTATCCGCCAGGAGGTAGAAAAAGGGACTCCGGGATTTACACAAGCTATGCTGGAACAGGCACAGAGCGGTACAGCGGCGGCTTTGGAGGAATTTGCAAACGCAGCACCGTTAACCGCCAAGGAATTGGCCAAAGTACCGCCAGAGGCTGTAGCTGCATTGCTCGCTGGCAATATGAGAGGTCAGTTATCTACAGAAGCCCAAGGAGCCGTTGAAGAGATGCTGGCACAGTTTGACGGACTGGATGAGGAAACGCAGAATAGCTTTGCGCAGGTGTGGTATGGCGCATTGGAAGGATTGGAGGGATTTGAACAACTGGCAGATCCAGCGAAGGAAGGCGCTGATACATTTCTGGATTCGTTAAAGGAAGCTCTGGAGGTACATTCTCCGTCAGAGGCGGTAAGAAGGATTTTTGCGCAAGTGTGGCCGGGAGCATCTGAAGGGTTAAGTGAAGGCGCGGAAGAGTTGAACACAAAAGGCGCGGGTGTTGTTACATCATTTTTAAATAGCTTGTCTGTAGTAGGTGAAGGAGCTAGGAGCGTAGGCGCAAATATCATGTCCTTCTTTGGTATCGGTATCTCATCCCAACAGGGAAATTCACAGAATGCCGGAAAAGCTAATGCAGATGCGGCAAGCAGGGGAGCAGGGTCTGTAAATCCGAGTAGTGTTGGAACGCGTTTTGGAGGTATGTTTGGTACTGGAATAGGCGGAGCATCAGGAATCGTGCTTCAAAAGGGCAAAGAGATTGCTGATAAAGCAAATCAAGGTGCAGGCTCCGTGGATCCGACTGGCACCGGTGGGAAATTTGGCTCTCAGTATGCTTCTGGAGTCGGAAGCAAGACGGGGGATGCAAATGCGAAAGGGCGTGCTTTGGCAAACAGTGCGGATTCGGGCGCAGGTTCAAAGACAGGGTATAATTCTGGTTCTAATTTTGGCGCAGGTTTTGTGAATGGGATTGGAGCTTGGCTTGGAAAGGCTGCTTCGGCAGCGGCTAACCTTGCAATGTCTGCATATAATGCTTTGAGGAATGCTTTGTCTGAACATTCGCCATCAAGAAAGGCGAAGAAGTCCGGCAAGAATTTTGACCTTGGATTTGGTATTGGAATTGATGAGAATGCGGCTTATGCGGTTTCTGCTGCTGAAAGGCTGTCGGAGGATGCGCTGAATGCGGTGGATACGGATGCATTGAAGGAGAAGCTGAGGGGCATGGATGTGCAGGGGTTGATGAACCGTTTCTATTGTGCCGTGGATGATAGAAATATGCGCGTTTCTGAAAAGATTGTTGCTTCGGTTTCCGAAAGGGAAAGAAGAAATGATCCGCCTGCTGAAGTTAAGATGAATCTCGATTATAAGCGTCTTGCACTTGAAATATCGAAAAGACCTTTATATATTTCCACAAAGGTAGGCGATAGGGAACTTGTAAATGTTCTTGCAGTTCCAATGGAAGAGAGGATGAGGATGAACAATATCACTAGAAATATGCTGGATGGGAGGAAATCATGAGTTTGTCTGTAAAGTTTAATGGGGTTGAATTGAACGAATATATTGACGTGCTGCAGGGTTTTACTCCATTTGCAGGGGCGTCCTGGGAGCCGGAGCTGATATCGGCGGATGGTATCCGGAGAGGGACTGATTTTGAGTATACGTCTTATAAATCGAAAAAGATTCCGATGCCTTTTACGATGCTGGAGAACTTGAAGGAAAAATGTGACAGGCTTAACCAGATCCTGAATGTGGATGAGCCAAAGGAACTTGTTTTTGGCAATGCCCCGGATCGTGTGTTCTATGCTGTCCCGATGGGGGATATTGACCTGGATGATTATGAATGTTTTGGGGAGGGGACAATTACGTGGCTTATCCCGGACGGAGCGGCGCATGCAACTGTGGAAAAGGTTTTTCCGGCAGCGCTGAATAACGAGGGGGTGCTGGAGGCTGTTGTCGTGAATAATGGTACGGAGTCTGCGCCTGTGAGTTACCAGATCAGGCATGTGCATGAGAACGGCTATATTGGGATTGTGTCAGAGTATGGGGTGATCCAGCTTGGAAGGGTGGAGGAGTGTGACGTGCAGAAGATGGATTCGTCGGAGATGCTGGTGAATCTGGCCGGATATGCGGAGTTGAATTCTATGGCGACCGGAGGCGGCGTCCAGGATGCGAATAACCAGTATCCGATGAACGGTTCTTTTCGGGCTGTTACCAGGAATGGGGTGCAGTACCTGGCGTTGGATCATGTTGGCTCCGGCGGCGCCTGGCATGGGGCGTCAAAGTCGGTGATGTTGCCGGCTGACTCGAATGGGGAGGCTGGGGCGGTGAATTTTTATCTCGAATCCCTGCTGTGGTTTAATACGGATAAGGCAGGACAGACAGGAGCGTTGGAACTGGTAGTGGGGGATGTGAATGGCAGGCATCTTGCCTCGATCCATGTTGTGAAGAGTACGACTGCGGCAAATTTGTGTTCTGCTATATTCCAGATAAACGGCGCGGAAGTTGGCCGCGTGAAGTATGAACCCGGTTACTGGAGCGTTACTGGGGATAACCGGAAGCCGGTGTATATTAGGAAGATGGGAGAACTGTTTGAGTTTTGTTTCGGCGGGAAGACGTATACATATAGGAATCCTGCTATGGCCGGAGTTAGGGCTGCGTCGGTTACATTGGCTTATATGCAGTATGGTACGAGAGGGGCAGCTAATTTGGTTACGAAGATGTTTGTGGAGTATGTCCGGTTTCGGAAGGATGATGTGGCGTACTGGTACGATGTTCCGAATCGGTATCCGGCCGGCTCTGTTGTTTTCCTGGATGGGGAGGCGAGAAAAGTTTATGTGGATGGGATTCCGCATCAGGATGATGAGGTCAGGGGTTCCCGGTATTTTAACGCGCCTCCGGGTGAGACCAGGATTCAGTTTTATGTGTCGGATTTCTGTAATCCGGTACCGGTTGTGGAGGCTAGGATTCGGGAGGTGTTTTTGTAATGGAAAATGTGAGGATTGCAGTTTTGAACCCTTATGACCGGGTTTGTGCATTTTTGGATAATGATGCGCCGAAAGCTTTGCATTATTATGATGATGAGCTTCATGAGTATCTGAAAGGCAGCGCTTATACGTATCAATTTACGGTATGTGCAGGCCATGAGGATGCCCTGTACCTGGTTGAAGGGAATAAGGTTGCTTTTGTGTATAAGGGGAAGGATTATTATCTGAATATTATGCGCGTGGAGCGTGATGAGTATGAGGTTACAGTAGAGGCTTTTGGCCTTTTGTTTGAGCTGTTAAATGAACAGAAGGAGAAATACAGCGCCGCGTCAGCTATGACGGCCGCGGAATATTTAAACATCATTGATTATGAGCATACGATTAAGCTTGGCTTGAACGAGGTGGCGGATAAGAGGCTCAAGCATGAATGGACGGGTACGGATACGGTGCTTGCAAGAATATATTCTCTGGCAAATGTGTTTGAGGCAGAGGCGGAATTTGTGGCGGAGCTGAATGATGATTATTCGCTGAAGCAGGTTGTGCTGAATTTGTACCGGGAACATACGGATTCTGTTCAGGGAATCGGTACGCGGAGGAAGGACATTACCCTTAGGTATGGCGTAAATGTTAGCGGTATCAGGAAGATTGCAGAAATTACGGATTTATATACAGCTATCCGGCCGTTTGGGAGGGATGGCCTTACGGTGTCTTCACTGGATAAGAAGGAATATGATGCAAATGGGGTTCTGGAGTTTGAGAGTCCGAAAGGGAACCGGAATATTCTGGCTACGCAGGCAAGGGACCGATTTCCGTCTAATCTGATGGGGAAGGAGAATGACAGGTATATTGCTAAAATATGGGAGTATGATACGGACAATGTGAATACGCTTTATGGGCAGGCGCTGGCGGAGCTTAGGAAGCTTTGTGCGCCCCAAGTGAGTTATGAGGTGTCGGGATATTTTGATACGGATATCGGGGATACGGTTGTGGTTGAGGACGAGGGGTATAACCCTGTATTGTACCTTGAGGCAAGGGTAACTGAACAGTCTGTCAGCTTTACAGATAAGGCTAAGAATAAGACGATATTCAGTAATTTTAGGGAGCTTCAGTCTGACATTGCTCCGGAACTGCTGGCGAGAATGAAGACGCTGGTGGATGAAAATAAGACGTATACCTGTGCTGTTATGACGGATAATGGCGTTGTATTTAAGAATGGGAAGGGGAGTACGACGCTGACGGCTTGTGTGCGTTCCGGCGCGGTGGATGTGACGGATGATTTTTCCATCCGGTGGTTTAAGGATGGGGAGATTGCTGCGGGGGGGAAGTCC